CCTCGCACAACTCCACACCCGGTTCGGTACCACTCTGTAAATCTTTTAAGTAATGTACTCTAGAGTGAACGGGTTGGACAAGGACCAAAGGTTGGTATAAATCTTGGTATGAAGTGATCTCTCTTCTCGCATGGATTAGCGACAAGATAAGACTTATCCAATTAAGTCTTCTTCTATACCAAATCGGAGAGCTTCTTCCTTTTAAGGTATCTATGACCTTAGCTGGCCTAGATCGCCAGTAGATCTCTAAGCTTCTTCGATAATATATGTGGGTACGCGTTTCGGAACAATGGCTTATCTACCGCACCAAACATATATTGATTTTAAGAAGATGTCTACTCTACCATCTGTTCGTACAACTCGGCCAGAGTCTACTACTATGGTATAGTCCCAGGAGGGGGTACCTTCCCTCTCCTGTAAATAATCTTTTCTTTATCTTTTAGGACATCTTCTTCCCAACCACTATCTACAATTTCTGACCCTAGCATCCTAGAGGTTCCCTGTGAAGTTAAAGACCATATGTTCTTTGGGTCTCTTCCTGGGAAGAACTTTGAGTTCGTCGAATATATATTGTAGTATAGAGCTCCTTGTGTTGTGCTGGATATAGATTTGCATAGATTTTCTTTGCTTGTACGAGGGGGAAGACCAAAACCACCTAGTTCCCTAGGTAAGTGAGGATCCCTAAAGCCCCATTCTCGTGCCTTTTGGTAAATATTAGGGTAGTTATACCTTATTACCTTAGACACTGGTCTAGCTTTATCCTGCTACCAGATCGCGTAAGCAGCAGGCCCCAATGCATACCACCACGGGACAACGATCGACGTCTCGGGTATGCATGACTCTCGCAAGCAAAGGCCCTTAAGTGGGAAGGAAGAAGAAAACCCTCCAAATTTAGTTTTGAATATTTGGACCTAATAGGTTTCTTTCCTCTCCCGAAGGTCTCGTTCCTTCTTTTTACTTAAGGGCGGTGCAAAATGAAGAGGAGGAAAACCAAGTCCTTCTTTTAAGATCTTTCTCTAAGACTTGATCCTCTTCTCGGATTCGTGAGACACTTCTACTTTAAATATCTCTTCGGTATAAACTCCCCATTTCCTACTTTTGTAATGTTTTCCTTTGCTAAAGGAACCTCCACATTACAATACGATATTTTCGTATTAGGATACCATCTAGGGGGTAAATATACCTATAAGATCGTCCCCACATATCGCGTGAGGCTACTTACCGAATCCGTCTTTGCACCTTCTCTATGCGAACTAAACCCAGAATAAGTGGATGAGAGATAAGGAAACCCACGTTAGTGGTAATCCCATCAGTATTCCTCTCTTCGATTATATCGAAGTACCATCAGGGTATTCGAGGACCTACTCCCCAACCGCAAGGAGAGCCACTTATTCTGCCCATACAGGAAGAAAGAGTCTACGACAGATGACTTTCCAGAGAATCTGGACAAGCTCATGACTAAGTGCATCTGAAGCAGCAGTGAGGTCTGCTGAAAGTACTACTCTCTTCTGATAGGAGAGGACTAAGCTATCGAACATACTTACGATAGCTCCTCTTCTATCACCAGACAGGGTCTTAGCCGT